ATTGCTATTAATCTCGTTAATGCAGCTTGACCTAAGACTTTGATTGCCTCGTCAATTGCTTGGGATGTCTTATATCCGCTTTCTTTCATCGATTTCAGAATCCGATCAGACTCGTCGCTCACAGTTATGGAGTATTGGTTCGCCATGTTTTACCCTAAATAATAATGTTATTTATACTTGGCGAAAAAAAAATCCACAAGTGGAATAATATAGGTGGGGCTTTACCATTGGGGTGGTGGTCGGGGAGAATGGTGGCGTGCTGATTGGCTCGCTTTGCTCGCGGAGATGGGACTGCAAGTATTAAGAGCCCTGTTATGATAGGGAAGTTTGGAGGAAGTAAGCGGAAACGTTCTGGATCGTCATACGTCTGATAACCGCTTGCGACCTCCACCCAACAAAAAAGTGATTTATTATGGCAAAAGGCAGCAGAGATGTAATTTTAAGAGACCGACTACAATTTGATTTAGATGCAACAGGTGACGCAACCCTAGTTTATGGGCGAGTTGATTTATCTGATTATGTATCCATTGTAAAAAACGAAGGACTTGCAATTAAAGAAATCCGTTTTCAACTACGTGCTCCTACTGAACCTAATGGTTTGTTCCCTTATCGTATGGCAACTCCTGTAAATGGTGCTCAAATCGACTCGAGTGTAAAGGTATTTGCTACAACAACCGCTTACGAATTAGTAGCTGATGTTGGAATTGCTTCACCAAATGTCATCTGTGTTTATGAAAGACAACAGACTGTTTATGTGAATTTGCTTGGTGCTGGTGAATATGGCATTAACGGCGATGATTATTTCTTTGGAACTCCTGACCTTCACCCTGAAGGTTACGATGTTGTTACTGATCTACTAATTGGAATTGCTTGTGAAAACATCACAGCAGTATCAGCTGGAGCAATTAAAACATGCGAACTTGATGTAATGATTATTGCAGAACCTAAGAAGATAACTTCCAAAGACTTGACTCAAATGCTCACACAAGCGCAAGACCTCTGAGGTGGCTTAAGTGCCTAAAGGTAAAGCAGTGAAGAGTATCTTTGATCATCCTAAAGTAAAAAAAACTTTGACTAAAGCCAAAATAGGCGGTTCAGTTGTGGCAGTTGAAAAAGCAACTGATATTCTTGACAATAGATACATAAATGCAGCAGAAGCAGCTGCGCTAGGATTTACTGTTGGTGGAGTTCCTGGTGCTTTAGTAGGTGGGTCACTTGGATATCTTATTGGAGATCAAGTTATTACTTTCCCTATGCCTATGATTGCAATACCTGCTCATGAATCTCACTTGCTTAGTGGTTCACCTTCTATGCAAATCTACATTCGTGCAGGAGAAACTCTCATGCCAACAGGTGGAGCAGTTGATGATGTTGCTCTAGGTCAAGCAGAAGCTATGGCTTTAGAGGCTGAGAGCGTCGCACCAATGCCTAAGAAACGTAAAACTCCACGTCAACGTGCTTACTCGAGTGCTTTCAAGAAAATTGCACCTAAGTATAAGTTAAAGAACGGAAAGTGGAAGAAAAACGGATTCAAGCGTTGTGTTAAGGAAGCGCATAGACTTGCAGGAGGGAAGAAGTAATGCCGATTAGTCTTATCAAAGAAACTATTGAATTAGATCGTGTTACCCTGGATGCAGATGGAAACGCTTTCTTACAGAAGCGAGTCAATCTTAAAGAAACAATGCAACACAATCTAATTCAAACTGATTTGTTTGAAGATGCTTATTTTAATCTCTCAGGTCAACAGGTTAGGATCGAATTCGCTGTCTCCCCATATCCAGTAATCCCGACAAACATGCCGTTTATACCTGCGGCGGTTGGATTTGCAAACAGATATCCATCTGCGGGAGACGACTCTATTCTTTTCAAAGCAAATGGTACAGCTGGAGATTTACTACCTACCGAAACTTCACAATTTCCTAGTGAACAAATAGCAGCAAACCAATTTACAGCATTTTACACTGACCATCTATACGTTAACGTGCATCTTATGGGGCAACCTAATTTGGTGCTTGAGAACTTTGCCTGGTCGTTTTTATTTACTGTATACGACAAAAAAGTGCCAATATTGACGCATACTATGGGTGTTTTGAAGGAAAGTCATGATGCTATGTGTGCTTTATTGATGTCAAATGGACATATGATCAGCAAAGCAACACTACGCGGTAACACATTTCCGATGTGGAGATATGGTGGTATTGTTGGTGAACATATGGTTAACCCAATAGCAGCGGGTGGTTTCTTCCTTGAAATTAGTACACTCGATGATGAATTAATGCAAACTACTGCTCAAGTACGATCTGCAATTGCCGATGCAAGAACAATGACTGCATTTGACCAACCTCAAGGTGGTCGATTCCCTGAATGGATACTTCAAGGATTAAACCAGGGATTAGTTTCTGGAGCTGTCCGAGACCAATGGCCTCCAATTAAACATGCTGACAATGGAAATGTCCGAATGCTCTAAGGTGATACAATGACTGAAAGTGAAAACCCAATTGAAGAAAAGAAAACGACAACTACAAAATTTGCCGAATGGCTGATGGCTAGACAAGAAAAGAAAGAACAAAAAGAAACATCCTTGGAATCATTGATGAAGTTCAACATCTTTCTTTCAATTGCTACATTGGTCTCGGTTGCTGGAGCAACTGTGGCAGATTATGTGATGTTCGCATATATGTGGATCTAATTTTTGTTAGGCCAATACTTTTTGATAAAGTCTGGTTGACAATCTCTACAAAGTAAATGTAGATCGCCCCAAGGATTTCTCATCATAATTTCCATTTTAGCGTCGCACATACAACACTTTGCAATGGTCATTGTTTCATCTCCTCTTTTGTTATTGGTAACTTCTCGTGAGTAGCTTCAAGCCATGCAACCCAACACCAGTAAATCTTAGCCATCACCATATCAACATGCATGGCAGGCCAATCTTTTGTTGGTCCTTGCACATCTGCCCAGTAATCGTTTATGATCGATTTCATTAAAGTCAATGGTCCTGAGCCTTTGATACCAGTTGGGAATGATTCCATGCGACGAGCCCAATCAATATTGTGTTCACCCAAGTATTCTTCTCCAAGCTTGCTCCATCGATCATGATCGATAATCAATTAAAACACCCACAGTTTTCTAATTCGTATCGAGTGCCATTTGCTTGAAAGATTAGGTGTTCGCAGTTCATTCAGAAGCCTCCTGTCGTCGTCGCATTGCTATTAATCTCGTTAATGCAGCTTGACCTAAGACTTTGATTGCCTCGTCAATTGCTTGGGATGTCTTATATCCGCTTTCTTTCATCGATTTCAGAATCCGATCAGACTCGTCGCTCACAGTTATGGAGTATTGGTTC